AACAGGAAATCCACAAATGACTTATTTTAGAGCAGTTTATAAGAGACACACTAATTTTGCAGTAGAATCTATTTTACAAAACACAGTAGGCACTTTAAAACAGGGCTCTAAATTCGCAGTTACTATAGGACGCAACGGAGATTTAGTAAAAAATATTTATGTTGTTATTAAGAGAAAAGCTTTTAAATTAACAACCAGTGATTTTGGAATAATATCAAGTAGTTCTGATTCTAATGCGTCGATACCTGCTGGAAATTTAAGCGGATGCACACTAGACACTTTAAAATTTTATTATCCATCAGAAGGTTATAATTTTCTAGATTATGTGGAAATAGAAATCGGTGGACAAATTATAGACAAACATTATGGTGATTGGCTTAATATATGGGCAGATTTATGCGAGCCTTTAGATAAAAAACTTACGCTTAATCAAATGCTTTTTGGTAAATCCAGCCGAATTAATAGTAAATATGACCTTTTTACCGATGGAGATGTGTATCTTCCATTAAAATTTTGGTTTTGCGATAATCCTGGACTGGCATTACCACTCATCGCGCTTCAATATCACGAAGTTAAATTAAATTTTTCTCTGACAACTTCTAAATATTTGACTAATATTACAAAAGGCTTTACAATAGATATAACAGGTAAAGATGTTTCTGGAGAAAAGTATGAAGTAGATATTCCGGCAGAACCAAATATTATAGAGGATTTAGAAGTTTATGCTGATTATATATTCTTAGATACAGCAGAAAGAAGAAAATTCGCCAAAGTTAAACATGAATATTTATTTCAACAAGTCCAAACCCTTGGACCAAAATCAATATCAACTAATTCAGAAAGGGTGACAGTTCCTCTCCGTTTTAATCACCCAGTAAAAGAATTAATTTGGTTTATAGATAATACATCTGTTGGTGCATGCTCGTCAGCATTAACCAATAATCGAACGTTTGAAGTTGCGAAAACAGCATTAATACAGCTCAACGGTAAAGATAGGTTCCGTGAAAGAAATGGAAGTTACTTTACAGTCGCCCAAAGATATCAACATCATTCAGGTACTTCTATGAAATATTTATTTGAAACTTTATTTTCAGGTGATTCGGTCGCCTTCGATAAAAATTATTCACAATTTACGGCCTCATCAATACCCAGTGAAGCTATACATCTTTACTCCTTCGCTTTAAAACCAGAAGAACATCGGCCATCTGGAACATGTAATTTTTCAAGAATTGATAATATTGTTTTGGATTTAACTTTTTATAATAGTTCTTCGAGTAGCGGTGGCTGCGGTTCCAGTTCTACAATTACTTCGGCTCCGTGTTACTATAAACCTACAACTGGGAACGATATACCCCCTGCTTATAGGAGTTTAACCGTCTTTGCAGTTAATTATAATATACTTAGTATTACGTGTGGAATGGGTGGTTTAACATATTGCAACTAAATTTATAAATATTTATTTACATAAAGAAATTTATAAATTTATAATATATATATTTAATGGGAGGTGGATTAATTCAATTAATGGCTGTAGGGCCTCAAAATAAAAAAATGTGTGGAAATCCAAAAGTATCTTTTTTTAAACACGTATATAATCAATATTGTAACTTTGGTGTAGAGTGGTTTTATCAATATTTCGAAGGTAATAAAACATTTGGGAAAACAATTAAATGTATTTTAGACAAAAAAGGAGATTTATTAAGGAATATGTATATCGTATTCGAGGTTTCGAGTAATACAGTTAATATTCCTAAATTAGGCCTAAGATTAATAGACTCTGTTGAGATACAAATCGGAGGACAGCCTATTGATAAACATTATGGAGAATGGCTCGATATATGGACACAGCTAACCGCCTCAAAGGGACAGTATGAAATATTCAAAACACTTATTAACGACAGGGATAGTTCTAATATCTTTAATTCGGCCTCCGCTTCTTCAAAATGTGGTTCAACAACCCAATTCAAAAGAGTATTTGTTCCACTTTCTTTTTGGTTTAATAATAACCCCGGTTTGGCCTTACCACTCATCGCGCTTCAGTATCATGAAGTAGTATTATACTTAAAAATTAAATCCTTAGAAAATTTAGATGTATATACGTATTCAAATGACGCAGGTCCCGTTATAGCAAATAGTGATAATATACCCCAGAATTTATCTGGCTCTCAATTAGAAAATATTTCTAGCAACGATATTTCTGGATTAAATGTATCTGGTGGCGAGAATTTTTTATCAACACCAATAAATAGGAGTAATAATAAATGGCATAAAGTCCCTTTCGAGGGAGAAATAAATGAAATATATATGATGTGTGAATATATATTTTTAGACCCAAAAGAAAAGAAATCTTTTACATCAGGAAACCTAGAATATCTAATAACACAAGTTCAATGTTCAAATAAAATTGATTTAAATGAACTTAGTTCGGCCGCGCCTACTGGAAGTGACGAATTTACATTACAATTTAACCACCCAATAAGTGAATTAATATGGACTGTCTATCCTAGTTGGTTAGACAACTTACTTTTTTACAAAAATATGGATAATTCTAATACATTAACCAGTATAGAGTTATTTGCTAATAATTCCCGCATAACTGAAATAGATGAACCAGAATTATATAGCCTCTTAGGGCCTTTCCAAAATCACTTATGTGGTGGATTATTTAGCGGCTGTTGTAAAAATAACTTAAATGGGGGATTTTATGTTCATTCATTTGCCCTCCACCCTTCGTCTCACCAGCCTACAGGGAGCCTAAACTTCTCAAAGCTTAATAGTTTTGCAATAAATTTTAATTATCAAAAAACCAGTAACAATTATTCTACGATTACGGAAAAATTTAAAATTTTAGTTTTTGGAAGAAACTACAACATATTAAAAATAGAAAATGGTATGGGTGGAGTATTATACTCTAGCTAATTTGTTTTACCATTTAACATTAATATGGTCCTTTAGTAGTTTTTTCGCCTGCTTAACAACGCTTTTTAATTCAACATCCGTATATTTTTTTGTTATAACATTAACTATATCAGTTTCATCCTCTACTAAAATGCAATTTTTCCCATCAATAAAAATATTCCCTTTAGCCATAACCCATTTTTTATTTAAAATCAATATACAATCTTGGTAAATCGCTTCCAAAAATGTATACTGACTTCCTCCTCCATCATTTTTAATAGCAGATAAATCTACTACAAATTTAGCACTACTCAATATTTGGTCTAATTCTTCAAATGATTTTTTAAAACTACCCTTATAATATTTATCAAAATCCAGATTTGCTGGTTTTAACTTAAAATAAACGTATCGGTCGTTTTTAGCACCATATACACTAATAAGTTTATCCTTTGGTAAAAGTTTATTAGCTTTTAGGATAATATCGGTGTGCTTATCAAAATCAACCCGCGAAATGCTTACTGAATCAGTCTTGCTATTATTAGTTTTAACATATTCAAAAAAAGGATGGACTTTAAATTTAGATGGTATTTTATAAATATTTTTTAAATAATCCTTAACAGAGCGCCTAATAGTAATAATGTTGTACTTATTTAGAACATCTATTACTGGTTTACAACTGTTACCTTTTATCTCGGTGGGGTCATGGATAACCAAACTAGATTTTTCCGAAAATTCGTCTATATATTTATAATAATTTTTATCAATTGCAGTAATTATAATATTGGGTAAGTTCCGCGCATCTTCTATAGAGATATTTTGATACGTTGTCCCATACCCAAATTTCCTTAATCTATTTTCCCCCGATTTTAGTTTTTCAGTTCTTTTTCCTATTTTATATATTTTGTAGTTATACTTTAGACTTAGATGAGCCGTAAAAGATACCCATCCACCATATGTAGGTTTTCCCAGATACAATAAATTCATGTATATATTATTGTAAGTAAGTTTTAACTTAAGGTTATTTTTATAATATAATGTATAAATGTCTGACTTAACATTACCGAAGAAACTGAATAAAAAAGGGAGGAGACTTTTAAAAAATAAAACTAAACAAGAAAATCTTATAAAAGAAATTCAAAGACTAGTTGGAATAAGCGAAACAATTATTGCTGAAAACAATAAAATAATTATGTTTGTAAAAGAGATGATGAAAATAAATCCATACGAAATTAGAAGAATTCAAAAACAGACTGAGATGAAGTTGGAAAACCTTATTAAAAGCGGCACTCGTATATCTAAGCAGCAATTTGATAAACCGACGAAATTATCAGACGATATGTATACATTTTTAAATTTAGATAATACCGATTTAGTTTCTAGAATTGAGGTGGTACGGAAAATAAGTAAATATATACGCGATAAAAAATTACAAGATCCTGAAAATAGAAAATTATTTAATTTAGATGTTAATTTGCAAAATTTATTCGAAGTAGAGGAAGTGAATAAAAAATTTACATATAATAATATTAATACCTTTATACAACCACATCTAATGTATTAGCCAGGGAAAGCCGCCTGGTATAGCCAAGGGAGCGCGTTTCGGGCATCAGAATTAACAAGAGTTAATACTGATAAAACCCAATTAGCTGCTGTATTTTTATCGGATTCAGAATTACCTTCGGATACTAACCTATCAAAAATATCTAATATTATATGGGCAATCTTATAATAATCGGTATACTTTTTAAACACCTCGTATTTAATTTCGAAAAGAGGCACGGTAGTTAAATATTTATGTTTACTACTTTCTGAAAGATTCAGCCTATAGTTCCATAAATCAAATAAGAAGTAATACATTTTTTTTAAAGCAGATGAGCTTAAATCTAAAAACCAACTGCATTTCGTATAATTATTTAGGCTGTCTATTTTTTGAAAAATAGTGATACATTTTTCTTGTAGATCGAGATATTTATCTTTAATTACACATTTAGTTTTTATAGTATCTACGGTATTATGTAGGTGATTAAATCGTTTTTTTATTTCTTCAGAAATTTCTTCCAGGTTATACGGATTAGTCATATTATATTTGATTATACTATCGAATGTTTCAATATGAAACCCCCAATATAAATTGTTAGAATCTTTATATGAAAAGAATACGCTGTTTGGTATTTCAAAAATATCCTTTAATTCCATACAATCGTTGGAATTGTTACAGAGATGCCGTGTGTACATACAGATTCCTCTATTTTTAATATTATCCCTAACAGTCCGTCCTCTAAATAATTTTTGTATTTTAGTTAATTTATGTAAATTATCTATATTATAATTTAGATTAACCCTCTTAAAGGATGGTGGGGTTTTTTGAGGCGAATAAATAGTTTTTAGCCCCGTTGATTCCCATAGTCGCGCATGTGTTTTACAGAAAACTCCATTCTGTGGTTTTTTTCGCTTACATTGACACCCATTCTTATTAACAAGTAGGCCATGGCATCGTCCTGCGTCGTATTGTTTATTTATTATCATTGTAATTACTTAATTATATTGTTAAATATAAAAATATATTCAAATTTTACGAAGTGTTAATTAAAAATTTAACGGGTGGTTATTAAGATGCAAGGCGATATTATTTCTCCTGCGATTTTGGCGCCCTTTTACGGCTCGTCTATGTGTCTTATAATGGTATTTTTCTAATTTAATATCTAATAAACGACATCTGGTTATAAATTTTTGTTCATAAAATCCATATTTATATACTCCATTAGAATTAAGTATATATATCTTCAAAACATCTAAAAAATCCTTTTCAATTTGAATTCTTTTAAAACAAAATGAACAATACCTTTCCCTGATAAACAGACTTGATGATATTAAATTGAGAAATTCGGCCTTTATTGCGGATTTATTCAATTTTATTAAAAAGGCATGTATTGATTTATTTAAAAGTTCCTGTTTAAATGTAATGGAAAATATCCTTGGATTAAAATAACATTTTTTGTAATTATTGATAAAATCCGGTATAGTTTTTTTAATTTTAAAATAGTATTTTTTGATAAATTCGTATATTAAAATATTTTCTTTGAGCGTAAAAGGTATATTAGTATAAGGGTTTTTAATGGATGACAGTTCGTCATTTAAATAGAAATAATCCGTAATAGCATATAAAGAATACTTATATAATTTTATTAAATCCTTAAAATTAAAACTATAGATACCCCCATTAATATTTAATTTCAAACAATCTTCTTCTAATTCTGTTAATTCCAAGGAATTTTCATTAATTATTACAACATTAGTATAATTGGTTTTATAGTTAAGCCTGACAAACCTTCTGATTTTCATAAAAGCTCTCATTAAATTTCTAATTCTTGTATACATGGGTCGGAAATAAAAAGCTTTAAATTGGCTATTAAACGTTTCGATTAAAATCCCTAATCTTTTATATCGTTTAAATTTTAGACAATATATAAAATAAATAAAGTCGTTGTTAATTAATTCAGATTCATCAAAACTAACTGTGAGAACATTTTTATAATTTTCATAATTTTCAAAATGTGTCATAAACATTAAATAGTTATAACAATATACCTTTAACCTTGACTTATTTAATATTAATTTAACTATATAGCGGCATTTGGATATTTTTTTTAATTCACTTTAATATACCCAGGGATTCAGATAAAGTTGTAACTGTGGAATAACAAATATTTATAAATTTGATTTAAAAATAATTATTATTAAATTAAATAAAAATGTCTAAAAATGAAAACATCGTGCTAAATCCTTGGAATCCTAAAAACAGATTATTGACAGAGGATGACGTGTATACAATCCTAGAGAAAGGCGGATTCGATAAGGCGCGAGAGGTCATTAAGATAAATAACTTAGGTTATTACCAAACAGCATTTATCCACCCTTCTTATGTAAAAAAACACATTTTCGAGGCTTCTGTAAATAATAATATTACACTCGCTGAACAACCAGGCGGAGTATTAGACTTATTTGATGAAAATAATAATTACGAGAATCATGAATTTTTAGGAGATAGGGTTTTGGATATGAGCGCTGCCTTTTACATATGCAGGAAGTATCCAGACCAAGATCAAGGATTTAAGACTGTACTTAAAACTAAATTAGTAAGAAAAAATTCCCTTGCTAAATTTGCCAAATATTTGGATTTCCCACAACATTTAATTATATCCAAACAAGTCGAGGAAAATACGAACCAAGGCAGGATGAATGACCGTATTTTAGAGGATGTAATGGAAGCATTTATTTGTGGGCTATTTATTGACCAAAACGAAACCCCTTTCTTCTCCGAAATAGTTACAAAACTTGAAAATCAACGTCTTATTGGTCCTGGATGGCAAATAGCCAACGCTTTTATTGAAAATGTTATAGAAAGAGTTGTAGATTTTGAAGCACTTCTATTAAAAGAAGAAAATTACAAAGAACAATTGCTACAATATTACCAGAAAGAATTTAAACTCACACCAGAGTACGTATCTATTTCGGTCGAAGGTCCTCCACATAATCGTATATTCACCGAGGGTGTGCTGGATAAAGATGGGGATATTATTTCTAAAGGCGTTGGAAAGAAAAAACAAGATGCCCAACAACATGCTTCTTTAGGAGCCCTAAAATATTTTGGCGTAATTCTATAAGCCCTTAAATATGAAAAATTTGATATAAAAGAAACAAAGGATTTTTTATATTAAAATGAACTATCTTAGCGATGAACTCTATGATAAAATATCTCCTGATTTTTTAAAAAAAAACCCTAATGAATTTTTAGAAAATTTAAAAACATGTTTTGATTTAAATATAGACATTTCGTATTATATTAATGACTGTAGTAAAGAGGTTACGTGGTTTTCTCCTATTCATATGTGTCTATTTTATCTTACAGGTGAGCTTTTAAATAAAAATCCACTATATTCGGAAAATGATATGTATGGTTATGATTATAGCATCGATGAATTTCTCGGAATAGAAATTTTAAATTATTTACTTAAATGTGGTGCGGATTTAGGTATAAAAAATTACTATGGAAATACTATTTATGATGAAATTGAAATAGAAAACCGTGGTGGAATCACTATGACTACTAGAAAATATAACAATAGTCTTATAGAATTTATAAAAATTTATCGCACTATAACTAGTATTTATTAATTAAATAATAGTTACACCTGGTAATGAATTAGTAATATCAGTAATAGACGACATATTAGTATTTTTTTTTATAAGTCGTCGGTGATTTCCCGAAAGATGTAGTTTATTATACTCGCTCAATTTGTAAGTTTCTATTTCACCCAACTCATTCGAAAATGCTATTTTACCAAACCCTAACCGCTTAAGTCGTTCTTGGCATATAGAACAGGGTCCTGAAGATTTATTTATTATATCTCTGTAATTATTTTTTTTATCTTTTCTAGAAACTCTTACACACCATACCGTAAATTTTCTTAGATCATAGAGCGGAGTGTCTCTACGCCTCTTTCCATTTTTCCCGTAAAAAACGATACTTTTTAGGGTTGCGCCGCACCACCGAGTTAATAAAATTATTAGCTGCTGCCATTTCCGCGTGTTGAGAACAATCCGACATTCCCAAAAATTTAGTCCTATTACTATTACATCCACCCGCATAAATTTTATTACCCTTTGTAATAAGTGACCCGACTAGCATATTACAGTCTGACTTCAAGGCAAATTGGGTTGTCTTATTCTGCAAATTAAGCATTCTTCCCATTTTGGATTATCTGGATATTTAAAATCTATCAAAATTTATCTGGAATAATCAAATTTTTATTATTATGTTTAACATTTATTAATGTGGTTAATATAAATAAAACTTTGATATTAAAACCTGTTAATATTTTTGAATTAAAAGACTATTATATAATAATGCCTACTAAAAAGAAATTGGTTATAAAACGCTCCACAGCAGGACTTATCGCTATTTTAGATATATTAACCCAAAAGTATACGGCTAA